CCGCGCCCTGTTCCGCGTCTTCGTGTGGGCCGTGCTCGTTGGCTTCCTGCTCGACCTCCTGCGCCGCTGCTGGATCGTGGACGCGTGGTCCGTCGCACCGCTGGCGCTGCTCGCCCTGATCTTCGCCGCGCGCCGCCTGCTGGCCGCCTGTCGCATCGCACGCCGCAGTAACCGCATCGACTTCATCCGGCCTGGCCTCCCGCGCTGGGACGACACGCACTGATCCACCACCCAAGGAATCCACAGTGAAGCAACCGAACGACACGAAGCGCCCGAACTGCCACAGCCGTTCGTTGAGCCAGTTCCTCCGCAGCCGCGAGCGTATGACGCATGTCGCCAAGGCTTTCATCCCGAACCCGCTCAAGGCGGCAGCGGAGCTCGCCGGCATGCCGTTCGACGGTCCCGAGTTCGTGGCTCTGCAGGGAAACACCTACAACGCCGGCCGCAACGCCGCTAAGCGCGAGCGTCGCGCCGCCTGATCCCCAGCAGGCCTCCCCGCTTCGGCCTGCACCCCGCCCGCGCCGCCCGGGCTCCCCAAAGGCGGCCTCTCTTCAACACGCCGGCCTCGCCGGCAAAGGCATGCAGTGAAACGCGAGGCAAAGAACAGGTGGCAGCGCGAGCAACGCCGGAAATTTAAGGAAGAGCACGGCTATAGCACGACTGCCAACTATGGCGCCGGCGGGAACAGGCAGGCAGTGCTTGATCGCGACGGGCATGCGTGCGTGAGGTGCGGCATGACCGATACCGCGCACAAGGACACCTGGAACAGGCCTATCACGGTTGACCACATCAACAAGGATCGGTCGAACAACGATCTGAGCAACCTGCAGACCCTCTGCCTCGAATGCCACGGACGGAAGGACCTTATTCCCCGCCTACGGCAACGCAAGACGGACACGCACATGGCGGCAATGGTCGACATGCGACGCGCCGGATCGACTTACCAGCAGATTGCCGATGCCACCGGACTGAGCATCGGCGGCGTGTGGAAAGCACTCAACGGAGAATCGAAGTGAGCAACATCGCAATCATCGAGCAGGACGTTTACGGCACGAAGGACGCATTCCTGTCTGTGCTGTCGGATCGGTCGCTCAACTTTGACCGCGAGGCGGGGTTTGCCCTGCAGACCCTGCTGAACAACGACTACGCGATGAAGATCGCGCTCAACAACCGACAGTCGGTCGTTGACGCGGTGACCAATATCGCGGCCATCGGCATCAGCCTGAACCCGGCGAAGAAGCAGGCCTACCTCGTTCCTCGCGACGGGAAGATCTGCCTCGACATCAGCTACATGGGCCTGATGGACCTCGCCATCGAGTCCGCGTCGATCCGCTGGGGGCAGGCCGAGCTCGTCTACGAGTCCGACACCTTTGGCCTCAATGGCGTCGACCAGCAGCCGACCCACCTGCGCAACCCGTTCGCGAAGAATCGTGGCGAAGTGGTGGGCGTCTACGTGGTGGTGAAGACCGCCGACGGCGACTATCTAACAGATGCCATGTCGGTAGACGAAATCAACGCCATCCGTGACCGTTCGTCGGCATGGAAGGCATGGATCTCGAAGCAGAAGTCCTGCCCGTGGCTGACCGATTGGGGCGAGATGGCGAAGAAAACCGTCGTGAAGCGAGCCTACAAGTACTGGCCGAAGACGGAACGGCTCGATAAGGCCATCCACCATCTCAACACCGAATCCGGCGAGGGCTTGGCCGTATTGGCCCAGCCGCAGCCCCAGCCGCAGCGCGGCGCGCTTCCGCCGCCAGCAGCCAGCCCCGAGCGCGACGCCCTCTACGCGAGCCTGCAGGACATCGCCACGGCCGGCATCGATGCCTACGCCGAGGCGTGGGGCAATTTGACCAAGGAGCAGCGCTCGATGATCGGACAGGCCGCGCACGAGGGCTTGAAGGCCGCCGCCGAGCGCGCGGGCGCCGAAGAGGTGCCGCTGTGATCATCCTCAACTGCGACCAGGGCTCGCCCGAGTGGCACCGTGCCCGCGCCGGGGTGATCACCGCCAGCATGTTCGGCGTCGCACGGAAGCGCGTCGGCGAGCTGGACGAGCGCCAGAAGGCCTACGTCGACGGCGTTCTGTCGGGCCTGGACGAGAAGGAAGCAGCCAGGAAGGCGGGCTACGCGGCGGCGCCGAAGGCGGCAGCCATCGCCAAGGCCCTGCGCGGCGAGTCCGTCGGTGACTTCAGCGAGGAGGCCAAGAACTATGCCTTCCGTCTGGCCATCGAGCGCATCAGCGGCGAGCCGCTGGACGAGGGCTTCGAGACCTTCGCCATGCGGCGCGGCCACGAGCTGGAGCCGATGGCGCGTGCCGAGCACGAGGTGCAGACAGGCCTGATCGTCCAGCGTGCCGGCTTCGTCCTCTCGGATGACGGCTTCGGCTGTTCGGCGGACGGACTGATCGCCGCCGATGGTGGCAGCGAATACAAGTGCTTCATCAACCCCGAGAAGCTGCGCGCCTTCCACATCGACAACGACGCCAGCGACGTGTTCGAGCAGGCGCAGGGCTGCATGTGGCTCACCGACCGCAAGTGGTGGCACATCGGCCTGTACTGCCCTGCCCTGGCGCCCGTCGGCAAGCAGCTGTGGTGGCGCCGCTTCGAGCGCGACGACGCCTTCATCGAAGCCATGCGCGCGGACCTGTTCCGGTTCCGCGACCTGGTCGACGCCTACGAATTCGAGCTCAAGCGCGAAGCCGCCTGATCGCGCGCACCCGAGGAAATCCCATGTTCTTCCGCAACCTGACCATGTTCCGCTTCCCGGCCACGCTGGACCTGTCGCAGATCGAGACGTACCTTCCGGACGCCAAGCTCAAGCCCGTCGGCCCGCTGGAGCTGACCTCGCGCGGCTTCATCTCACCCTTCGGCCGCGACGAGCAGGACGTGCTGTCGCATCGGCAAGGCAACTTCCTGTGGCTCACCGTCGGAGGCGAGGACAAGATCCTGCCGGGCTCGGTGGTCAACGACGCGCTGGCGCGCAAGATCGCAGAGATCGAGGAACGGGAGGGCAAGCGCCCCGGCGGCCGCGAACGCAAGCGCCTCAAGGACGACCTCATCCACGAGCTGCTGCCGCGCGCCTTCGTGAAGACCTCCCGCACCGACGTCATGCTCGACCTGCAGCACGGCGTGGCCATGGTCGACACCTCCAGCCGCAAGACCGGCGAGAACGTGATGTCGGAGATCCGCGGCGCGCTGGGATCGTTCCCGGCCATGCCGCTGAATGCCGAGGTGGCGCCCCGCGCCATCCTGACCGCATGGATCGCCGGCGAGCCGCTGCCGGAAGGCCTGAGCCTCGGCGAGGAAGCCGAGCTGCGCGACCCGATCGAAGGCGGCGCCATTTGCAAGGTCCAGAACCAGGAGCTGCAGGCCGACGAGATCGAGCGCCACCTCGAAGCCGGCAAGCAGGTCACGAAGCTGGCGCTGGTGCTGGACGATCACGTCTCGTTCGTCATCGGCGACGACCTGGTGATCCGGAAGCTGAAGTTCCTCGACGGCGCGCTGGACCAGCTGGAGAACGCAGACCAGGACGGTATGCGCGCTGAGCTGGACGCCCGCTTCGCGCTGATGTCCGGTGAGGTGCGCCGCTTGTTCCTCGTGCTGCAGGACGCGCTCAAGATCAGCGAGGCGACCGCATGACCATCACCCAGGAAACGGTCGACCGCGCGTACGGCGCGTTCTACTCACAGCCCACCGGGACAGACGGCCGTGACTGCATGCGCGCGGCGCTCGAAGCGTACCGGGCTGCCCAGCTCACCACGTCGCGAAAGGAAATGACCACCCCCAGCGATAGCGCGATTGCGCAGAAGTTCACCGAGCGCCCGGTCACTATCGAGGCGATGCAGTACGACGGCACTGTAGCATCGGCCGACGCCATCAGGGCCTGGGCGATCATGCCGGACGGGATGACGGCAGAGTGCGGGAGGGACTACAAAGCTGAGATATGCACCTACTTCGGCATTCGCACGCTGGAAGGGGCTATGAGAGCCAACCCGGGCGACTGGATCATCCGCGGCGTCAAGGGCGAGTTCTACCCGTGCAAGCCCGACATTTTCGAGGCGACCTATAGCGTCGCCCAACCCGCT